TGAACGAATTAAATAACCTTTGGATAGAACATTTGGAAACTTACTTTGGTGACCAAACATCTTATCGTTTTCTTTCATCACTTGATGGTGATATATCAAACGAAATAGAGATGGAATCACAAGGTGAGAGAATGATACGAAATGAATTAACACTAACAATAAAAGGATACATGATACCAGAGTTTACGGATACTACATTTGGTAAGACTGCTGAAATGCAAAGAGCTTATAATCCAAAAAAAGTATCGTTTTCCGAAAAACTTTTATAATTATATATGTATATACTTTAACACAATAAGAGGTTTTAAATGTCAGAAATTAAATTCACAGAAGAAGAATTAAAAGCAATTAGAGGGTTACAACAAAGATCCAATGAACTTGTAAATAAATTTGGTCAGTTGTCAATTGCTAAAATTAATTTAGAGAAACAATCTGAACAAATTGAAGAACAAGAGTTTCAACTACATAGTGAACTTGAAAAGTTAAAAAAAGACGAAAATAAATCCATAGATAAAATAAACGAAAAATATGGAGCTGGAACGTTAAATCCTGACACAGGAATATTCACACCTAACGTGCAAACTACTGATAAAGAAAAATAAGATTAACTTTCCTCTTCTTTCCAAAATTAGGTAATATTTATATATGAATAATTATATTAATTCTTACCTATTCGGAGACATTAAATGGCTGAGAAAATCTTATCACCAGGTGTATTTACAAATGAAATAGACCAATCATTTTTACCCGCGACAGCTGGTCCTATAGGAGCAGCTATTGTAGGTCCAACAGTAAAAGGTCCTATTCTACAACCAACAATAGTAAGTTCTTATGCCGAATACGTTAGTATATTCGGTGAGTTGATTGAAAGTGGTAGTGACAAATTTCAATATTTAACATCACATACTGCTAAAGAATATTTGAGACAAGGTGGTCCCGCCACTATCGTCAGAGTTGCCGATGCTAGTTTAACTAAAGCTAGTGCTACTATTGCTGCTAGTGGTTCTGTAGGTTCTTTACCATCAGTATTCAAATTAGAAGCATTAGGTCATGGTACTATTTTTAACAATAGTGGTTCACACGATTCTAATGGTAGAATATCACCAAGAGTTGATGCTGCTGACAATCATTTTTTTACAAGTGGTAGTTATGGTGGTAGAGTTGATAACTTCCGTTTCGAAATATCACAAAGAAATCTTTCTAAAGGAACTTTTACTCTATTAATTCGTCAAGGTAATGACGAGACTGATAAAAAGAAGGTATTAGAAACTCATTCTAACTTGTCACTTGATCCAGAGTCTCCAGATTATATACTAAAAAGAATAGGTAATGAGACTACATCAATTGCAGTTGAAGATTCACAAGCCTTTATACAGACTACAGGTGAGTATCCTGTTAGGTCAAAGTATGTAAGAGTAAGTGATTTATACATAAAAACACCTAATTATCTAAAAGAAGATGGTACAAGAGATACTTCTGCTTATGGTGATGGCGAAGCTAAAATTCCATCATTAGGAAGTGGTAGTTATGGTGGTTCGTTTAGTGGTGGTCAGTTTGGAACTCAAAATGCTGTTCATCCATTTAACTTTTACTTAGAAACCGATAGTGGTACTAATAGTCAAGGTGTAAATATAAATGGTGTGGCTGATGGTAGTTCTGCTTATCCTGTACAACCATCTGCTGTAGGTGGTGGATATGCTACGGCAATCAATCTACTCAAGAATAAAGACGAGTATGATATTGATATGTTATTAATACCAGGAATCATTGACCAAAATGGTGCTGGTTCAATTTCTATCGTAAAAGATGCTATTCAAATGTGTGAAGACAGAGGTGATTGTTTCTTAGTATACGACCCGAGTTGGAAGACAGATACCGTTGCAACTGTTAAAACTGCTGTTGAAACTCGTAACTCAAGTTATGCTGCTGCTTACTATCCTTGGGTACAGATATTGGCTGATGATGTCACAATGAATCGTAGATATGTTCCACCATCAGTAGTAATCGGTGGTGTTTATCACTTCAATGACACTGTAGGACAACCGTGGTTTGCTCCTGCTGGATTGAACAGAGGTGGAATCGATACTGCTATACAGGCATATAGAAAATTAACACAAGGTAACAGAGATGACCTTTATGAATCAAATGTCAATCCTATTGCTACCTTTCCTGGTCAAGGTGTTACTGTCTTTGGACAGAAAACAACACAGAAGAAAGCTTCTGCTCTTGACCGAGTAAACGTAAGAAGATTGTTAATCAATCTTAAGAAGTTTGTTGCTAACTCTTCAAGAGGACTTGTGTTCGAACAGAATACAACAGACCTAAGAAATCAGTTCTTGAACACTGTTAATCCTTATATGGAACAAGTTCAGGCTAATCAAGGTTTGAATGCCTTTAGAGTAGTAATGGATGATTCAAATAACACGCCAGAAACCATTGATAGAAATCAGTTGATAGGTCAGATATTTTTACAACCTACAAGAACTGCTGAATTCATCGTATTGGACTTCGTGGTACAACCAACAGGAGCTGCTTTTCCTGAGTAATTTTAAATAAATGATATATTTATTATTGAAGACCAAATTTTGGAGATAACAAATGGCTGAACTTTTAGAAGCGAATAAAATATTTTACACACCATATGAACCGAAACTAAAAAATCGTTTTATCATGGAGATAAGTGGTATACCTGCCTTTACAATAAAGACGGCACAAAGACCACAAATCACTTTTGATGAAGTTGTTTTAGAACATATGAACGTTACGAAGTATGTCAAGGGTAAAGGTCGTTGGCAAACTTTACAGATTACTCTGTATGACCCGATTGTACCATCTGCCGCTTCTGCTGTTATTGAGTGGGTAAGATTACATCATGAGAGTGCTACTGGTCGTGATGGGTATCAAGATTTTTACAAGAAGAATATTAACTTTCAAGTCTTAGGACCAGTTGGTGATATCATTGAAAAGTGGACATTGTATGGAACATACATTCAAGATGCTGCTTTTGGTGATTTGGATTTCAGTTCTTCTGATCCAGTTGAGATAACACTAACACTAAGATACGATTACGCTATATTGGAGTTCTAATGAAAACAATACTAACATCAATACTTTCTTTATTCATCTTTTTTGGTGCTGTTCCAACTGCTAATGCTTCAGATATGAACATGGCTGGTATGGAAGAAGTAAAGAAGAAGAAAAAGAAAAAAGGTAAGAAATTATCTGAAAAAGGCAAAAAGAAGAAAAAAGGTTTTTTCTCTAAAGTCTTTGGTTCAAAGTAGTACATAGTTATAAAACATTAAGGAGTTATAAATGTCAGAACATAAGTTTCCTACGGAAATTATAGATTTGCCGTCTAAGGGTTTATTATATCCAAAAGATTCACCACTCGCTGAAGGTAAAATAGAAGTTAAATACATGACCACGAAAGAAGAGGACATATTAATGTCCGATAATCTTATTAAGAAAGGTTTGGTTGTAGATAAATTATTAGATAATTTGATAGTCACGAATGGTGTAAAACAAGAAGATTTAGTATTGGGTGATAAGAATGCTGTATTAGTTGCTGCTCGTATCCTTGCTTATGGTCCTGATTACACAGTAGAAATACCAAATCCAAGTGATATAGAAAATATGGTAGAACATACTTTTGATTTATCAAAATGTCCGTTCAAAGAACTACCAAAAAAAGTAAAATTTAACCACGAGAATTCATTTGAGTATACTACTCATGTGGGTAAAAATAAGATAAAATTTAAGTTACTTACTGGAAAGGAAGAATCACTAATCACTAAAGATATAGAACAGTCTAAAAAGTATGGTTACAATACTGAAATAACCACGAGACTTAGACATATGATAACTGATGTTGATGGTGATTCAAAACCAGAAAATATAAACGACTTTGTACAGAATCTACTTGCTAGAGATTCAAGGGCTTTTAGAAACTATGTTGCAGAAATCACTCCTGATATTGATTTGGAACAAGAAGTAGAAATAGGAGGTGAGTCAGTCAACGTTTCAATACCGTTGACTGCGGAGTTTCTATGGCCTCAAACCATCTGATAAATTAGAGATACATAAATCCATATTTCATTTTGTATATGGAGCACCAGGATTTACATTTGACGATGTATACAACATGCCTGTTAACTTAAAAAACTTTTATCTAAGAGAGTTTGTAGATTTACGAAAAAAAGAAAAAGAACAGGTTGAAAAATCACAAAAATCTCAACCAACAATCCCTCGTAGATTTTCCCCCAAATAACTCTTTTCTTTATATTTATTAATATAATTAGGAGAATTGTATTATGTCATATATGAATAGAAAAAACATATTAAGTGAAGGATTACTTGATATGATTCTAAAAGCTATATTTAAAAAGTCCACATCTAAGATGCAAAAGAAGATGATGAAAGATCCTAAAATCAGAAAGTCAATCGATACTCTTCAAAAACAATTAGGTGGTATAAAACTTTAGGTTTAAGTAATGGCTGAAGAGAATAAAGCACAAGAATATACAGACGCTAAAAAGAAACTCGTTGAACTACAGAGTGAATATAAGAAATTAGTCGCCTTAGAAAGAAAAGGTGTTGACGTTGCAAAAGAGAAGGCGAAAGTATTTCAAGACATTCAAGCTACACAAAAAGGTATCAACCAAGATGCTAAAGTCAACAAAGACTTAACTAAAGAGATAGAAAATACAGTAGCTAAAACAAAGGCTAGATTTGAAGAAGTTCTAAGTGTCAGTTATAAAATAGGTACATCTGATAGGGAAAGAGTAAAGAGAGCTCTATCAAATGTAAAAGCCATGAAAGATTCTGCAAAGTTAGCTCAGATTCAAGTAGATGCACAAAAAGAAGGAACTGTATACGAGAAGACTAGCGAAAATTTTAGAAGTAATATTTCTGATTTAGCAAAAAACATCAATGATATTGCTATAGATAATCTAAACAATGTTAGAAATCAAGGTACTGCTGATTTTAAACAGATTGACATAGCAAAACAAAAAGAAAAATTAGAACAATTAAAGAATGCCAGATTAGCTGAAGGTGTAGATTACAGAACAAAAGAGGGACGAGAGATAGGTAACGCTATCAAAGAAATAGAAGAACAGATAAAAACACAAGATAAAATGAATCAAGGATTAGAAAGGTCAAATGATTTAGCTAAAGAGGCAACTGATTCTTTTAACAAAGGTCTTGATAGTTTCATTGGAAAGGTAGATGCTTTACCAGGTGGTAAATTTCTAAGGGAAAGACTTGGTTTTGGAGATAGACAATTAACGGTAATTAAGGATGGTTTTGGTAAGGGAGTTGCTAATTTTGCTAAAGGAGTTTTTACTGGTGAAGGTGCAGCTGAAAATCTAAGTAAAAGTTTTGGAGTGGTTAAAGATAGTTTAGCTAAAGCTGGTATAAGTATGAAAGGACTGGGACTTAGTGCCGCTGCACTTGGTGGTGCTGTAATTTTTGGTGCGGTATTAACAAAGTTTTCAGCATCACTTGACGCTATAGGAGAACAATTTGGAAATCTAAGAGTATTAGGAACTGAGTTCAGAGATACTTTACTTGATTCTAATGTGGAAGCTATTAAGGTTGGTGGTAATTTACAAGACGTTTCTAACATTACGATTGCTCTTGCTTCTAACTTTGGTGCGAATGTAGATGCTGCTGCAGAGTTATCTGGTAAAGTTTTTGATACGAGTAAGGCTATTGGTTTATCAGCAGATGAAGGTGCTAATCTATTTGGTGTTTTGATGCAAACTTCTAATCTATCTGCTGACCAAGCAGAGAAACTTGCCGAAGGAACTTTCCAACTAGCAAGACAAGCTGGAGTTGCTCCAACTGCTGTGTTGAAAGATATTGCTAACTCGTCAGAGGTTGTGGCTACTTTTACAAAGGATGGTGGTGACAACATAGCTAGAGCAGCTGTTCAAGCTAGAGCATTGGGTGTTGGGTTAGAAACTACTGCTAAGATAGCCGAGGGTTTATTAGATTTCGAAAGTTCCATAAGTAAAGAGGTTGAAGCTTCCGTATTGATAGGAAAACAACTTAACTTTCAAAAGGCAAGAGAGGCCGCTCTTAGTGGTGATATTGCTGGTGCTATGGAAGAGGTTGTAGGTCAATTAGGTTCTGAAGAAGAGTTTAATAAATTAAATTTGATACAGAGAAAAGCTCTTGCTGATTCTATTGGTGTAGGAGTCAATGAACTGGCAAAATTTGTTGGACAAGAAGAGAAAGTCGCTAGTTTAGGTGAAAGATTGGCTA